GGACCAGATCAGATTCCCTGGGATGGCAAACTAAACTATGATTGGCAACTGTGGATTGACTCTGACATTGTTTTTAACACTGAAAAGTTTTATCAATTAGTTTTGATGGACAAGGATATTGCTTCTGGATGGTATGCAACAGAAGACGGTCACACGACTTCAGTTGCACACTGGTTGGATGAAGATGATTTCAGAGGTAATGGTGGAGTCATGAATCATGAAACCGTTGAGAGTATCTCTAAGCGTCGTAAACCCTTTACAGTTGACTATGCAGGATTTGGTTGGCTTCTGATTAAGAATGGTGTCTTTGAGCACTCTGAAATGAAGTATCCTTGGTTTGCTCCGAAGATGCAAGTCTTTGAATCTGGACAGGTTCAAGATATGTGTGGAGAAGATGTATCGTTCTGTTTGGATGCAAAGGAAGCAGGATTTGAAATTTGGTGTGACCCTCGCATTCGCGTTGGACACGAAAAAACAAGAATCATTTGATATGGCTAACGAAACTTACAATATCCTCTGTAAGGGTCGTAGAATATACACAGGACTTACAGAGGAAGAATATTTCGACACAATGGAGGACTTGTCAATAGAATTCTATCAGACAGGTTCTCCACGACCTGAAGATCTTCAAACTGAAATTTTAACGGAGAGTAAACTATGGCAAAAGGCGGATCACTGAGAACTGGATCTTATATTCCAGGACCTCCTAAGAAGTCTCGTCAAGGTAACGGAGGTGGTACTAAGTATGCCTCGTCTTCTCGTAATGGAGCACGAAAGAAGTATAGAGGTCAAGGTAAAGGATGAAAAAGAGTTCTCATGGACCAGGTGGCAAGCACCGTATAACTGGTACTTGTCGCACCAGTGCTCAAAAGGCAGCGGCACGGAAAAGAAGAAAACTCAAGCCAGGTAGAAAATACGGGTTTAAGTAGATGTATCTTCTAGAATGTAATGATGAATGGAATCATATACATCCTGAAGATTTGTGGGTATATAATAAACTATTTCTAAGTCGGCGCTTAGGTTATACTTGTGGTCCTGCTGGGACTACAGTTCCTAAACCCGACTTTTATATTGTTCGCCCATCCTTTAATTTGTTTGGAATGAGTCGGTTTGCTCGTATAGAATGGATAGAAAAGTCTACAGATGACATACACCCTTCTGAATTCTGGTGTGAAATCTTCAAAGGTGAGCATTTAAGTGTTGATTATCATAACCAACAGCATGATATGACAGTATTAGGAGTTAGAAATAAAGAGAATCCTATTTACAAGTGGGACCGATGGGAAAAAATCGATAGAAAAATAGAATTTCCTGACATTTTAAAGAATTTGAAGAAAAAATATGAATGGATAAACTGCGAATTCATTGGCGGACATCTTATAGAAGTGCAATTCCGCAGAAATCCCGATTTTAGATATGGAAATACAGTAGCTATTCCGATATGGGGAGAGGATAGTGATAAAATTTATCAAGATTACACTTATATTGAAGATGTGGACTATAAAAGAAAAGGTTTTTGGGTAAAATAAATACATTTTTTGTGTACAACTGAATTGGAACTCTTTTCAATGGGCAAACACCTGCTTCTAGAGGTGTATGATGTTGATTTTGAAGCGATTAATGATGTAGAATCGCTTCAAAATACAATGTTAAAGGGCATTGAGCGTGCTCAGATGACCGTTTTAAATGTGTTTTCGCACTGTTTTATACCTCAAGGTTGTACAGTCGTCATTGCCCTTGCAGAGAGTCATGTTTCCTGTCACACTTGGCCTGAAAATGGGTGTTTAGCAGTCGATGTTTACACTTGTGGTGATGGAAATCCAAAATTAATCGCTTTAGAGATATTAAAATACTTAAATTCCGACAATTATTCTCTTCGGGAAATCGATCGTTAAATAGAAATAAGGAGATAGCAACCTCCTTTATAAAAGTTCTGTTTTATTCATTAAAACAGGAGCTAAAATGTCTAATTTACCCGTCGATAGAGACTCAAATTATATGAGAGAGATGTGGGGAACTACTCATCTCATCACTGATTATGATAATGTGCCCCCAAAAAGAGTGATTCAAGAAGTTATGCATGACCTTGCACCTAAGCATAACTTGAAAAAACAACAAGAATTGCACGAAAAAATTCGCAATGACGAAGATTATGATGATTGGGAGTATGGAACTGAGCCAGGATACGGATCTTTGTGGAAATAAACATAAATAATCCAAGAAATTTCTTATCCAATGGCAGTAACACGAATATCTAGATCATTTAAGGATATTAGTCTGTCTTTTGATCCACATCCTGTGACTAAAGATCTGCCAATTCTGAAAAATCAGAGCGCAATTATTCGTTCTATTCGTAATCTTGTAGAAACTATCCCAAACGAAAGATTTTTTAATCCTAGTTTGGGATCTGACGTTCGCTCAAGTCTATTTGAATTTGTAGATTTTGCAACTGCATCGGTCATAAGGGATCAAATTATCAACACAATTTCAAACTATGAGCCTAGAGTGACTGATGTTGATATTGAGGTTGACCCTAGACCAGACACAAATGAATTTGAAGTTACTGTTATTTTTGATATCATTGGACAAGAAGTACCAACGCAACAGTTCTCATTCATATTAGAGGCAACAAGATAAAATGCCTTTCACTAAATTTACAAACCTAGATTTTGACCAGATAAAGACTTCAATCAAAGATTATCTCCGTGCTAACTCAACATTCACGGACTTTGATTTTGAAGGTTCTAACTTCTCTGTGCTGATTGATACTCTAGCGTATAACACATATATTACAGCATTTAACTCAAATATGGTGATAAACGAATCCTTTTTGGATTCGGCAACTGTTAGAGAAAATGTAGTTTCTCTTGCAAGAAATATCGGTTATGTGCCATATTCCAGAAACGCTGCAAGTGCTACAATATCATTTACTGTAAATGTGCCTCCAAGCAGTTTTTTGAGTGATAATACTCCGATTTATACGCCGACCGTTACTCTACAAGCAGGTCTTGTCTGCACTGGTTCGGTAAGAGGAACATCTTATGTATTTTCTGCTCCGGAAAATATCACAGTTCCAGTCGTAAATGGTGTAGCAACATTTAGCAATATTATAATCAAAGAAGGAACTTTTCTCACCAAAAAGTTTACCGTAAATGCATCTTTAGATCAAAGGTTTATACTTGATAACTCTTTTATTGATACTTCCACAATTAGAGTCTATGTAAAAGGTTCTAGTGATAGTGGATTGGGAATAAAATACTCCTTAGCAGACAATATTTTCAATATAAATTCAAATTCACAAATCTTTTTAATTCAAGAAGTGCAAGATGAGAAGTATCAACTTCTTTTTGGTGATGGATTCTTTGGACAAAAACCAGAAAATGGAGCAATAATAACTAGCAACTACATTATAAGTAGTGGAAAGGATGGTAATGGTGTAGAGACATTCTCTTTTGCAGGATCTTTAAGAGATGCTGACGATGGCAATCTAATACCTCAGAATACAATTACAGTCACTACTAATCAGAGATCTCAAAATGGGTCTGATATTGAAACAATAGATTCTATTCGTTATTTTGCTCCTCGACTATATGCATCTCAATATAGAGCGGTAACTGCAAGTGATTATGAAACCATTATCAAGTCAAAGATATATGGTAACGCAGAGTCAATTTCTGTGGTTGGTGGAGAGGAATTAACACCACCGCAGTTTGGAACTGTTTTAATCAGCATAAAACCAAAGAATGGCACATTTGTTTCGGACTTCGACAAAGAAAATATACTTGCAAAACTAAAACAGTATAGTGTTTCTGGAATTAATGCAAAAATAATCGACCTTAAGATTCTTTATGTTGAGATTGAGTCTTATATTTATTATAATGAGAGTCAGGTTGCAAGTGCTTCAGACTTAAAAACTAGAGTAAATAACTCTCTTACAAAGTATTCGGAGTCTGTAGACTTAAATAAGTTTGGTGGAAGATTTAAGTATAGTAAACTTTTACAAGTTATAGACAACACTGATAGTGCTATCACTTCAAATATAACGAAAATTAGGGTAAGAAGAGACCTAAAGGCTCTTGTAAACCAGCAGGCGCAATATGAGATATGTTTTGGAAATCAATTCCATTCAAATCAGTATGGATATAATATTAAATCGACTGGATTTAAGATTTTGAACGAACCTGACACTGTTTATTTTAGCGACGTTCCTAATTCTGATGGTAAAACTGGTGTAATTGCTGTCGTAAAACCTGCCACAGAAACTGATGTAGAAACACAATCAAACCTTTCTCTACAACCATTTGTTATTGTTCAGTCTGCGGGGGTTGTTAACTATGAAACTGGTGAAATAACCATTAACACCATTACAATAACGTCAACCGAAAGAGATAATGATATTATTGAAATACAAGCATATCCTGAGTCGAATGATGTTATTGGTCTCAAAGACTTGTATGTTTCTTTTGACATTTCAAAAAGTCAAATAAATATGGTAAAGGATACTATTGCATCTGGTGAGGACATTTCTGGTGTTGTCTTCACAAAAAATTCTTATCGCTCAAGTT